CTATCTGGGTCATCGACAGGGCTGGCACGGAAAAGTTAGACGATGGCGTCACGCTTGCCGATGATGCAATCACCAGCGCAAAGTTTGACGAAAGCACCGCCTTCCCAGTTAAGAGCGCAGACACAGGCGCAACCGCTCTGGCACGAACAGGTGCGGATTCTGATACGCTTGAAACGCTATCCGATGAGATTGCAGTGATTGACGCAAACGTGGACGCTATTCTTGCGGATACTGGCACGGATGGGGTGATTGTGGCAAGTGGAACGGTAACCAACCTGACGAACCTTCCAGCCGTTACAACCGATTGGCTGACTGCAGCAGGGGTCAAAGCAGATGCGGTGACAAAGATACAGACTGGCTTAGCACTTGAAGCTACGCTTACTGCAATTAAGGGGGCAGGGTGGAATAACGAGACATTGGCTGCGATTGACGTGCTGATTGATGCAATCAAGGCAAAGACGGACAATTTACCAGCAAATACGACTACTGTTTTATCAACTATTCAAGCAGACTTGGATAATCCAGCACAGTACAAAGCCGATGTTTCAGCTTTAGCATTACAAGCAAGCGTAGATGACTTAGAAACAAGACTAACAGCCGCAAGAGCAGGTTATTTGGATAAACTAAATGTAACAGGCACTTTAGCACATTCAAACGATGCTAATACTTATAAAGCAGATGTCAGCGCACTGGCTACAACCGCTCACGTTCAGGAAGTTGAGGATAAGATAGATGCTATTGATACCGATTCTGTTATGAGTGCAGTTATTGATGGTGCATATACTTTTGAGCAGGTTGTTCAAATAATGGCATCAGCAGTCGCTGGCAAACTGACACGAGCAGGCAATACTCTGACATTCCGAGATTTGGCAGACACGCTTGACCGGATTGAAGCTGAAACGGATGTCAATAAACAGCGAACAGCTATGACTTATACGGTGTAAAATGGACTTTTGGGCAGATACTTATTGGGCAGACACCTATTGGGCAGATACTTATTGGAGTACCTATTATCTGATAGTCACGCCTGATTGCAGGTTACTGATAGTATCTGCCGAAGATAGAACAATGGTGATACCTGCTGAAAATAGAAACTTTGCGATACCTGCTGAAAACAGATTTGTCGTGATACCGACTTGTGAGGATGATTAATATGAGCGATAATATTAAAATAAAAGACCCGGATGCTACGCTTGACTTTGGCTTTGACTGGAACAATGCTGACGAAGGCGAATGGCTTGAATCCGGTGAAACCATTACAAGCTACACCTTAACCGTTGGTACAGGCTTGACAAATGAATCCGACAGCGAGTCAGGTGGCATTGTCACAGTCTGGCTTTCAGGTGGTGATGAAGGTGAGTGGTATGAGGTTGCCTGTAAAATAACCACAAGCGCCGGCAGGACTGATGAAAGGACAATGAAAATCAAGGTGATTGAGAGATAATGGAAGATACTCTATCAGCCAAAGAATGCTTGAAATTGCACGATTTGGCAGGACAGGTTTGTTTTGATATTGTTGAGATAGGCTCATACAAAGGCAAGAGTACAGGTTGCATCGCTTCTGCCACGAAAATGAGCGTCTATGCTATTGATTTGTGGGATTTGAGACACTATGATTTTGAGCCTTCCGTCAGAGTAAAACAGCGTGGATTTTATCTTACTCAAACTTATAAAGCGTTCTTAGAAAATATGAAACCATTCAAGAATGTGATACCTGTGAAAGGTGATAGCCGAGAGATTGGCAAGGTGTGGAGTAGCTTTATTGGGCTATTGTTCATTGACGGAAATCACTCATTTGACTTTGTGAAAAAAGATTATGAGAATTTTGGCAGATATGTCGTTGGTGGAAGTGGCGTGATTGCCTTTCACGATATTGTAATCAAAGGTGTGGAAAGAGTAATTGAAGAAATAGTGAAACCGTCAGGCGAATGGACTGATTTTGAATTGACGGATACTTTATGGACTGCGAGGAAATTATGACAGATAAAGCAGAAGAATATAATCAAATGTTTAGAGTGAAGCCGAATCGCTGGCATGGATTAGAGCGAAGCGACTTTATGATTGGCGTGCTGAAATCCCACAAGCCAGATGCGAAGTATATTATTGATGTCGGTTGTGGTAATGGCATTGGCTTGCAGAATGTCGGTCATCATTATTCAACTTCTGAATTATACGGAATAGATATCTCAGAAGAAGCGATAAAACTTGCGCAGGAAAGAGTGCCTGATGGCAAGTTCACAACCGAAGAAGATTTTACGAATCGGAAGAAATTTGACATTGTAATATGTGCAGGAGTTGCCGAACATGTAGAACAGCTACCAGAGTTCTTGCAGAAGCTAAAGTCAAGGCTAAAGAAAGACGGAATCTGCTATTTTGAAGTACCGCATAACTTAATCTATTCACGAGGTCCAAAGACATATAGAAGGCTTACAGTAGGCAGTAAGCAGGTTGAGTGGCATCTTGAATTGAGAGATTGGGATAAGCTACTCATTGAAGCAGGATTTGAAGTCGTCAGGCGATATCGTGGCAAGAAAGCTACGTGGGGTTTTATCTGGTTGTTAAGGTAACGATAAAATTATGTGAATAATGTGTGATGATTTTGTTAGTAATCTTCACACAGATATAGATAAGATAAAGATATAGATAAGATAAAGATATAGATACATATGAAATATTTTATTATGCATCATCAGCATAAAGCCAAACCTATTGACAATGCATTAAGGCAAGCTGGATGGAAGTACCAGATTCGTAGAGTAGATATTGCGCTATTTGACCATGTGATTAATCGAAGTGAGCCAGAGCAAGGCAGAGGACTTGTCAAGAGATATTATGATGAAGGCGCAACCATTGTAACGTATCCACATGGAACGACTGGTAACTGGTTTATGGATAGTGACGTCTATCCTAAGGATGAACGCGTAACAGCAAACCTTGTCATCAGCGAAGGACAGAAAAAGGTAGAGGAAATCATTCAACCGCAGTTGGACCATCATGTTATAGGATGGAGTTATTGTGGATTGAGAAATTGGAAGAAACCAGAGAAAGTAAGAAGGATTTTATTTGCGCCTATTCACTCACCGATAAAAGGTAAGTTCAGGGAAGAATGTATTGATGTCAATGCCAGAGTTTATAAAGCATTGTTAGGATTGGCAGACCAGTATCAGATAATAGTCAGGCATTTGAATCCACTTGATAAGATAGGATTATGGTACAGCCCGAAACCGGTATTCAAGTTAGGCAAGCCGAATGGCTCACACGAAGAAATAGATATTGCCGACATAGTGATAGCAGAAGGCACGTTCATGTATCTTGCAGTCGCCAGAGGAAAGCCAGTCATAGGAATGAATCAGCACGTTCCGATAAGACCAAATTATTCTGATAAAAGTTTCAAGCTGAATAATTGGGATAAGTACGGAGAGTATATGGCTTATCCGATAGATTTTGATGATGGTGATATAATAGAGTTAATCAACAAGGCATCAGAGAAAGAGCAAACAGAATGGAGAAGTTTGTTTATAGGCAGTCCTATGGAACCAAAGCATCTTGTAGAAGTGCTGAAAGGTATAAGGGATAAAGATGTTAATTCTCGAAATTGAAAAATATGCCATTGTGATTTTCGGTTTGTGTATGGCTTATGCTGAACTTAGGCAGGCAATATATTTTAAGAAAGCTTGGACTAAATGGGCTTTGGGCTTTATGGGAATCTATTGGGCTGTGTATTATGCCTATTCCATAGTTAGACCATATTTTAATGTATTGCTACCGACTCATCAGGTGTTTGTCCGTGCAGGCATTTTATTGACAATTAGTTTCATAAGTGCTAATGCCTTAATGACATTGAAAAAGATAGGCAAACATGAGTCTTGATAATTTTGTTGCCATTGGTACTTTTATTATCTCATGCATTGCTATATTCCTATCGTTGAGGAAACAAAAGCACGATGAAAATAACATAGATGCAGATACGATAACGAAGCTTTATGCAACCATTGATAAGCAGGAGTGTATGTATAAGGAATTGAAAAAAGAGTTTGAGGACTACAAGAAAATCACGAATGCTCAAATAGCGAGTTTGGTTGCAGAGAATGCAGAGTTAAGAATGAAGTTGAGTTATTACACGAAAGATAAAGGAGAATAATATGTTAGAAGAAATCTTGGCACTACTTGCCGGCTTGGCAGGCTTGGGTGGGTTGATTTCAGTATTGGTTAATCTGCTCAAAATTGTTGGAATAGTAAAAGATGGTACAAGCGAAAAGTGGGTACAGGTATTCAATTTGATTGCGTTTATAGCAGTTGCTATAGTCTACTTCATCAAAGCTGAAGTGGACTGGTCTCAAATTGATGGGTGGCTCACTTTGCTGGCGACTTTCATCGGTTTCGTAGTTCAGATATTAGGCAGTAAGCTCACATACTCAGTAACCAAAGGAACGCCAGTTATCGGATATTCATACAGCGAAAAGCGAGGATAGATTGTAAGAATAAACTCACATAGGTTTGGTTAAGCTTGCCTTAAAACAAAGGCAAGCTTTTGTTTTAATAGTAGAAAAATGGTTACGTATTTATACCGTTTAAGGCGAAAATAACATACTATCCATATCATTACACCTGAATCATTGAAAAAGTTGTACAAGCGAAAAAAAGCACTTTTCAGGCGACAAAGCATAGCGAAAATGGCGAAATTTATAGTGAAAACAAGTTAATTAAGTTGAAATAAAGCAGAAACAGAGCGAAATTCAAGGAATAATTCGTAAATAAGAAAATAATTATGAAATATTCGCAAGACTAATTTTACGTATTCGCACCGAAAACACTTGACAGTAAAAGTTACGTGTGTTTATAATTATACAGGTCAAAAAAAAAGCTAAAGAGAGTGACGAGGATGAAAGACGGAATTTACAACCAGCAAGTTTATATACCAAAATTGAAATTCAGAGACGTAGAACACGTAGTAAGGTACTCTTTCCACTCTTTAGAAGCCGCAAACAACGACAGATATGGAGTGATAGACCTGCCGGATGCAATCAATTTAGCGAGAGTAGAGTTGGTTGAGATGGAAGTCATCGGTGGGAAAATCCACAAGGTGGTAGTCAGGATGCCTTACAGCGTAACATTAGATTTAGTGATGGTTGTACTCTTAGAGACATTGACAGTCAAGACAGTGTGGTTGAACAAGAGGTCGGATAATCACAGGACCTTAAAAGACGTTAGCAAGTTCGTTCAGAAACCGAAAAGGAGTTAGTGAGATGGAACACAAAGTAGGAGATGAAGTAGTAATCAAGAGCAAAGTTGGATTGATAATCAACAAGAAAACAGGTGAGCTTGAATTGTCAGGTTGCTTGGGCAACATGGAATGCTATAAGAACAACCCGAAGGCAGTAGGCAAAGGTAGCTTATATATTGAAGGCGAAGAGACAGTCACTTATCGTTATGAAAATGACAGGCACAATATCGGAACGCTAACAGCAAGACCAGTGTTTGGCACTCGGTTTATTGAGATTGCAGGATACACCACGAAAAAAGATGGTGGTCGTTGGGCAGAGTTATTTTATTTTGAAAAGGAGAAGTAAAATGGGAGAGAAATTTTATGGGAAAGAAGCTGTGAATTTTAAGGTAAAAGAAGCAGGTGGCATGTGGAAAGATGCAAAGATTATATTGCGCAGAGAGTTTGCAGATAATGAAGTTGCTAAAATCGAAGAGATAGCAGACATTCTTTCAGAAGCTTTACTGTGTGAAGTCAGGTGGAATTGGGATGAAAGCTTTCAAGGTCACTATGTGATGTCAAAGAAAGCATTATATGTAGAGATAGAAAAGAAAGCAGAGGTGAAGTAATGGAAATAATTGAGCAAAGCCATGTAGTAAGGTTTGAGAAATATTTTCATTGTTATGACTGGATAGAATGTCAGGGAGCAGGATTCAACTTTCCATGTGATAAAGAAGGCAATATGCTTTGGAATGAAATGCCAGCACCAGCACGTCAGAATTATCAGTTTTGTCTTGACAATGTTGGCATAAAGTTCATTGATAAAGGCATCGTGGATTACTCATACGATTATCGAGAGCCTAACATTGGAATATGCGAGTGTGGAGAGAAAGTCTGGTTGCATGGCGATGATATGGGAGAGTGCAGTTGTCCGAAATGTGGCAGAGTTTATAACATTTTCGGACAGCAGTTAAAAGGTTTTACTCAGCAATTCGTAGGAATGAACGAATACGGTGAATATTATGATGAGGAGTTTTAATGAGCATAAGAAAAGTATCAAGTCCGAAACCTTTCACATTCTGTCCGATTTGTATGGAGAACACGTTGGAATTTGTAGAAGAAGAGGAAGATGATTTTACTCAGTGTATTGGTAAAACATACGAGTGTGAGAAATGTCATTTGAAAATGACAGACTGGTATTATCACCACGAAACGACATTTGATTTGCCAGAAGGCGTAGAGTTTGATGAGAGTTTGTATCCGGGAACAGAAGTTACTATAAAGGAGAAGTAATGACAAAGTCAAGAAAATGTGATGTATGCAAAGAAAAAGAATCAATCTGGAGTATGCAGTGGATACCCGGTGGTGGGTTAACATTCTACTTAGATGGTTGGCATATCAGAGGGTTGAAAGTAGTTCACTTATGTGACGATTGTAAAGAAAAAATTCAAAAAGCGATAGAGGAGAATGAAGATGGAAGTTAACACAAATGACAAAATAGTAGTTAAGCTTGTATTGATTACAGTGGTAGGCACAGCATATGATTTTGGTGTAAAGAATGCGAAAAAGAGTAAAAAGGAAATTGAAAAATCAAAGCAGTTTTTTATGGACCATATTGATTACATATTAGCAAATGCCTATAAAATGGTTAGCGAGGACCAAAATGGCTAAAGATTACATAAAAGCTTTACAGAATTGGCGAAGCACTGAGTTTAAATCTTCATCAGGAAAGACAGAAGAATTCAAGTCTTTCGTAAGAACAGTCAGGTCGTATCTGAAACAAGAAGTAGATAAATCCAACCTGCAATTAGTCAAGTTCAATGTTGGTCACTTTTACATTAGTGGTTTCTTTTGGAATAAACTAAATGGTCGGTATGTCTATTTTAACATTGGTGATGTCCGTTGGCATCTTGGCAGTCACTGGGCTGATAGTGTTCTTTACAGGATAGCGAATAATGACAGGGATTTTACAGGTGGCAGTAACCGCTACACGAAGATTGAGAATTTGGTGCAAGATGCAGAAGCTTGGTCAATGTAAAAAAGCGACCACCGGTGACGAGCCGGTGGTCATTAGAGTGACGGTGGGTGTGAATAGCCCACAAGGTCATTATAGCACAGAAAATAGATTTGACAATAGGCAATATTAGATTATAATAAATGTATCAATACGAAAAGGAGTGACGAAATGTCAAAAGAGTTAGCAGTAATAAACCAGCAAGATTTAATCCAGACCTATCAGGACATAGAAGTAATTGCAAAGGCAATGGTGTCGAGTGGTTATTTCGCTGATAGTAAGAGTGTCAGTCAGGCAGTTGTAAAGATACTGGCAGGCAGAGAAATCGGTTTCGGTCCGTTTGCGAGTATGAACGGTGTCCGCATCATTAAAGGCAATCCGACATTATCTGGCAATATGCTTGCAACCTTAGTTAAGCGTTCAGGCAGATACAATTACAAAGTAAAGCGGTTGGATGGAGAAGCTTGCGAAATTGAATTCTACGAAAGTGGACAGCCAGCAGGTATCTCAGCCTTCACTCTAAAAGATGCAAAAGCGGCAGGATTGCTTGGCAAGGAAGTGTGGACTCAGTATACACGCAACCTGCTATTTGCAAGGGCGATGTCAAATGGAGTGAAATGGTACTGTCCGGATGTCACTACAGGCTCGACAGTATACACGCCAGAGGAGCTTGATTATGTAAGTGGGAGTGAGTATTCGGATGATGGCATTGAGATTATTGATGGTGAAGCTGAGGATGTTGATGTCGAGGAAAAAGAGCCTGATGAAAACGATAAAGAAATGACCAGTGGGGAAGAAGAAAGAGCAGAAATCCTTGAAGAATTAGGATTTGGAAGTAATGAAGTTGAAATGACTTTGGAACGTGCCAATAAAATCAAAGGTAGCGATGGCATTCCATATGGTGATTGCACAGATGAAGAATTGAAAGGCAAGCTGTTTGGGATAGTCAAGAAGCTTAACGACAAAGGCACAGAAGTAACGTACCGCAAGGCACTTGACACAAAGCGAAAAGCCGCCATGATGATACTTGAAGCCAGAGCGAAAGGCAAGTAGCTCATAAGAAATGAGAAGTCCGGTAAATGACTACCGGACTTCACTATTAAAAAGGAGCTTCAAATGTCAGCGAAATACTGGATAAAATTATACCACGAGATTTTATATGATGTGAAGATGGCAAAGTTGCCTGACCGATTATGGCGCAGGCTTGTTGAGTTGTTCCTATTTGCAGGAGACTATAACAAAGAAGGAGAGTTGCCGAAAGTATCAGAAATGGCTTGGGTACTTCACTTAGGAGATGATGAATTCACAAAAGATTTAGATGAGTTGAAAGCACTCAAGTTTCTGCATCAGAAAGATGACAAGTGGTATGTGACTCAATTTGCTAAGAGACAGCAGGCTATGAAACCATCGGAGTATATGAGACGTTCAAGGCAAAGCACAGAATACTCACTCAGTGAGGAAGAGGATACAGAAGAAGTGAGAGAAAAGATAGGCAGTAATGAAATCAAGTTTAAGCTGTATGCAAAGTATGGCGTAGGAATGAATGATGAGCATTTGCACGATGCTTGCCTTGAAGCATACAATATGAGGAAAGGAACATTCAGGAAATCGTCAGTTCAGTTTGCGCTTATGACAGACGAATTCAAGAGAGCAGGAGTGACCGTAACAGATTATCTGCAAGCGATTGATGAGAGAGACGCAGATGACAGGTACAAAGGTGACAGTCCGACAGTGTATAAAACATGGGCGTTGAATCTTGCTAAAAAGAATAATAAGTGAAAATTCGCAATGCTAATTAGTCGTATTCGTACCGAAAAACCTTGACAGACAGGCGAAAGCGTGTTTATAATTATACAGGTCAAAAAAAAAGTTAAGGAGAGTGACGGAAATGACAGAAAGACGAACAATTGACAAGTTAGAAACAGACCCAAGCAAAGCAGAAGAAATAGCATTCATCGAAGAGGTAGCTGAGAGCGTGCCTGACAACAGCTATTTGAAGATGCTGTTCACCAAGCAGTTCATGAATTGGTTGCGTGAGCAAATCCGCAATGACTTTTATCCTAATCTTTATGAATTTTGGCAACAGGATGTGAGCGACATAGAAAATTTGCACTTAGAGATTAGCCGGTTGAAATTTCAAGTTGAAGATACTAACAAAGTATTGGCAGTGAAATCGAAGGCACTGTCAGACCTGCAAGAAGTCTTTAACACAGCGCAGGAAGCGGCAGGCAGGAATTACGATAAGCTGTATTATCAATTAGAAGATGCAGAGAAAATAGTTGAAAATCTGAAAGGTGAAATTATCAACCTGAAAGCAAAGCTGTATGACATGATGGTTGCTAAGGAGAATTAAGATGCAAGTTATTAAAACGAAGTTCAGGACACCAGTAACGACACCGATAGGAACGATAGTAGATTGGAGTGAGAAGGAAGCCTATTTTATAGGCATTAATCTCAACAAGTTAAAGCGGTTGAAGTTATGCCAGCAGTGTGGGAGAGTCATTAATTACAATGGCAATATATGGATTGATGAAGTTGAGAATGTATATTGCAGTTATGACTGTGCGAAGAAAGCAAGCAAGACAGAATATGGAGAGGAATATGTTATCAAGTGAAATAAAGGTAGGAGACATATTAGTATCAAGTTGGGGCTACTCAATGATATTGAACAGTTGGTATCAAGTAGTCAAGCGGACAGCAAAGACAGTGACAGTGCGCGAGATATGCAGTAAGACTGTAAATGGTAATGGCTTTCAAGGAGAGTCAATGCCTATTCCGGACCAGTTTCACGTAGGCGCAAATGCGGATGTATTCCACAGCAAGAAGCTTCATCACAATGGCGATAGACCGTTCATTAAGATGACCGATTATGAGTATGCTTATTTGTGGGATGGCACACCAGAGCCATTTGACCACTTAGATTAAGAAAAGGAGAGTGACGGAATGAGTATTAATGAATATGAATGGACACAGGCAGATAGAACGCCAGAGTTGGACAGTTTGGGAGAGGACTATTATGGATTGGTTGAAGAAATCAAGTGGCTGAATCACAAGATTCTTAACCATGAGAACAGGTTGAAATTCTACCGAGCAAAGAAGGCAGAGTATGAAGCAGAGTTAAAGAAAATCGAAGAGAGAGCAAAAGAGGTGGCTTATGAGTACCACAAATAAAGTTGGAAAGACTTACATACCGGCTTGCAGAAAATGTGGTGCTGAAAAGCCAGAGATGATACAGTGGTTGAATCATGTTGGATTTTACTATCAATGTTATTACTACTGTCACAAATGTTTTAACAGAACGCCCAACAGAGACAGTATGCAAGAATGTTATCAAGATGTAGATTGGAAAGATTACGAATTAAGGAGTGACGATGCGCAAGCAGATGCAAATGACTAAGCCGATACTGGCTAAAATTCCAAAGTTATATGAGCAAGAGAAAGACAGCAACCCGATTGTATATGCCAAGTACTTCACACCGTGGGCAGGTTGGACATGGTACGTGACAGAATACGACCAAGAAACCCAAAATTGTTTTGGACTGGTTGTAGGAAATTACACTGAGTGGGGATACTTCAACCTTGAAGATTTGAATGAAGTACACGGACCGTTCAGGTTGAATGTAGAGAGAGATATACATTTTACACCTGCAAGAATTAAAACGCTTGTAAAAGGGCTGTAAATCAGTCAAAAGGAGAAATGATAATGGAATGGTACATAGCATTAATTATTGGAGCAGTAGCGATAGTAGCATTGGTGTTAGATGAATACTTTTACAAGAAAGGAATCAAATAATGGGAAAAGGCGTAACAAGAGTTTACCGGTGTGAGGAATGTGGTGGCAGGTTGATTGAGTGGCATATATATGTCATGGACACAGAAGGACTTGATGACGATGATATTGAGTTGGCATTATCTCATCTTGAAGAAGATGGAAAATTTGAAGGAGTGTGGAAGTGTGAAAAGTGTGGAAAGATAGCCGAAGGCTTCATTCCATATTAAGCTTGACAATCGTATTGTAACCGATTATAATAAAACAAAGGAGTTAGAGTGGTGAAAGACAGAAAGTTAGTAAGGATTTACAAGAATAAAGAAGCAAGCGATGAGTACATTGAAGTCAATCTATTTTATGAGATTGGCGGTATGAATTACTTCACAGGCAAGACAATCAAGCGTGGCTATTACATAGACGCTATGCCAGTGCAAAGAGATGAAACCGGCATGTGGAAAGAATACAAGCTGTTTTCTGGCATTATGGATATGGTAGCCGAAGCCAAGCGATTCAGCGTGAGTACATTCCAGTCATTAGTTGCCAGCGTAGACATGGGAATATATGACAGTCATATTAACGAGTTGTTGGACCTAACAGCAAGAAAGAATGGTCTCAAACTTGAAAACTTTGAGAGGAAAGGATTGGTGCTGGTCAATGAATAAAGTTACATTCAAGTCAGCGAATGGTAAGTTTGCAGGCACTCTTGAAGGAGAAGTATTGTGGAAGAAAGTCAAGAAAAGCCGGCATCTTTATCAGACCTTGAACGGTTGGGGATGGGATGAAGAAATCATAATGCAAGCATCTCAGAAAGGAGCGCAAGAGTTAAAGATAATTGAGACAGAAGAGAACAAAGTGTACAGAGTAGACATAGCATTATTTATGGACAAGGCAGTTGAAGTCAATTATGGATATGGCAGGCAGTTGATTTTACCTATTCAATATTGGATTTTAGGAAACGACAAGCAAATGAAATTACTATAAGGAGTGACGAAATGATTAAGATAAAAGTAAAGATAGAAGATGAGAAATTTAAGTTTCTCAGCGAAGCAGATGAAATCGCATTTTACGAGATAGTTGCCAGAGATATCAAACCGATATGGCAAGCGTGGGATGTCATGCGTGGAGAAGGCTGGTCAGATTTTGGCAGAGAAGATGGATATATCAATTATGCCAAGCCTGAAAATGCAGAAGATGAGTTGGAGATAGCATTGTACCAACATGACTGGTATTATCAGATGAGTGATGACTACCGGTATTATCAAGCAGGCAAGCACTCGTGGGAAAGAATCCTTGACCTTATGAAGAAAGTAGGCGAGCCGAAGGCAAAGGAATTGTATGAGAAATACAGTCCATTCAAGGAATACAAATAATGGAAGAGAATATCAAAATTGAAATCGCTCTTGAATTGGCAGTCAAGTATGGAGTTAACTGTGAGCTAACGCCAGAGCAATGCAAGTGGGTATTAGAAGAGAATAAAAAACTCAAAGCACGCATCGCTGAATTGGAAAACGCACAGCGTTGGACTCCTGTTGCAGAACCGCCAAAAATCCAAAATTGGTATTTAACTTTAGACGATGAAAATGATTGTTTTATATCGTTCTGGAAGGGATGGTTTGAAAACTATACACCAGTAACCCATTGGATGCCACTTCCAGAGTCGCCTATTGTGTACGGGAAGGAGAGTAAATAATGTGTCAATTCTTTAGTTTTGTAACAGACCCAGTGAACCATCCGGCGGAGTATTACTACTTCGACTGGGAATATCGCAAGGCGCACCTTGACGATGAAGGAGTGGACAGCCATTCGCACATCTGCGCACACTTCAAACTCAACGAGGACAAGTGCAACAAGTACGAGTTCAATCCGCTGGCAAAAGTATTCGTGATAGACCAAATAAACAGCAAACGTGATGACAGCGAGGCAGCCAAGAAGTGGGCGAACCACTTGAATTTCAAAGTGATTGTCGAACCGCTGATTATCAAACCAATTGTGAACCCATTTGGATTGCCAAAGGTGGAAAAGCCAACGGATGAACAAATTGGCTGGCTAAAAGACTGGTCTTCGGTCTGGGGTTCGGTCAGGGCTTCGGTCTGGTCTTCGGTCGGGGATTCGGCATGGGATTCGGTCAGGTATTCGGTCGTGAATTCAGTCGGGGCTTCGGTCAGGGCTTCGGTCTGGGCTTTGGTCGGGGTTTCGGTCAGGGATTTGGTCGGGGCTTTGGTCTGGGATTCGGCATGGGATTCGGTCGGGGCTTCGGTCGTGAATTCAGTCGGGGCTTCGGTCAGGGCTTCGGTCTGGGCTTTGGTCGGGGATTTGGTCGGGGCTTTGGTCTGGGATTCGGCATGGGATTCGGTCGGGGCTTCGGTCGGGGCATATTTCAGCAGTTTTTTCGCCATCAACTACAAATACAACTTTTCGTCTGTAGCAAATCTTTGGAACGCAGGGCTTGTACCCTCATTTGACGGCAAGGTGTGGCGGTTGCATAGCGGCAAGGATGCGAAGATTATCTATGAATGGACACCGGAGGAGCGTGAGGACAGTGAGTAATTGGGAAAAGACAATGAAAGAATGGGACGATAGCGTCCCTGATGGAATAAAGTATTTATCGGCAGAAAAACAAGTTCTGATGCGAAGAGTTCGTGAATTAGAATCCGAGAACGCACGGTTGAAAGATGCGCAACGCTGGATACCAGTGGGCGAGAAACCGTTAGAAGCCGGAAGATTTTTAGTCCTGCTCGAAACTGGTGTTATCAAAATAGACTGGACATTCATTGATGGCGGAAGATATTACTGGTGGAACTCAGGTGGGCAAGTCACCCACTGGATGCCACTACCAAAATTCCCAAGCGAGGTGAAAGAATGAGTGAACGACCTAAGTATGAGATAAGAGCAGATGGAACGTATGTAATCACCTGCGGAAGATGGAGTTTAGCAGGAACGTACTTGATGTGGACAGACACAGGTCTTTACATGGCATTGCCGAACATAGGACAGGAACAAGCATTAGACGAGTTATATGAATTACTTCACCTGAGATAATTATTAAAACAAGGAAAATCAAATGGCTGAAATGATGTGGATAGATGGAAAGACATACAATGTTAATTCAGAATTGGTAGCAGATTTAGAGTTACAGGTAGTAAAGACGAAATCACCGACAGCAGAAAAGTTGTTGGAAAAGTATAAAGACTTGCAGGACAATGAGAAGTTTTTCGTGGAGCTTATATACAAGGAAATACCGATAGAAAAGTTCAGGCATACAGGCGTAACAAGCAGAGCAGATTTAGCAATCGCGCTTGGATTGTATCTGCTAAAGATGCAGAGAAAGAATAAACTATTTAAGGAACAGGAGAAAAGGAAAGATGGAAAGCGAAAAGCAGTTCAAGTTAGAGGATAGAGTAATTGAAAGGTTTGTAGCCTTAGTAGAAGGCAGGAAAGACATTCAATTTGAGATAGGCGATGAGTTGAATGTACAGTTCGAGCTTTACGGAAAGGAAAAGAAGCAGGTAGTCAATCAGTTAGCAGGAGCGTTGAATATCTCAGCGTCTACTCTTTATGACTATGCAAGGATAGCAAAGAAGTGGGATGAAACAAGCAGAGCAAAGTATACCAGTCTTGATTGGACCATCATCCGGAACAGTGACCCGACAGAAGATGAGGAGTTACTTGACCAGTGTGTAGATGAAAACTTGAATGCCACAGAATTCAAGCTGATGAAATATCCGAATGTCAGCAGTCCGACAGCTTTATTCAGAGCAGTTCATGGAAAGCTATTCTCACTCGAACAGGATGAGAGGATAGGCAGTAAAGCTAAGGAGTGGGTGGGAATAGCAAGGGCAAGTTTCTTGAAAGCATTTGAAATGTACGAAAAAGACACAAACCAGTAAGTAAAAGAGAGAAAAGATTGAAAAAAGGCATCGTACAGGTGAAATTAATGGAAATATATCTATTAATACCTTATAATAAGGAAAAAGCAGTACAAAGGAAAAACAAGGTATTACAGGATGCCAGTCCACAGAGCAGACGAAAACCAGAAAGAGATTGTCGAAGGATTGAGAGCCATAGGAATTAGCGTGCTTATACTATCGCAGGTCGGGGGTGGATGCCCCGACCTGCTGGTAGTGGACAGAGAAGGCAATAACATTCTACTTGAAGTAAAGACTGAAAAAGGCAAGTTAAGAGAAAGCCAGAAGAAATTTATGAAAGAATGGGAAGGACCGATTTATTTGGTTAGAAACCTTGACGATGCTATGTCCTATGTTATACTTAAACAAAAGCAAAAGGAGTGACGAAATGACTGATTATGAAATGATGACAGAAGGTGGGTACAGGTTAGACGAAGCGGTATCAGCACTGCAAAAAGAAATCAGGAGATGCCACGAGAAAGAAGCGTTGTATTGGGCGTTAGAAGTGAACAGCAAGTTTCCTGATTATTTATGGAAAAGGCTTGTAGTGATAGTTACCGAAGATATTGGTATGGCTAATGTAGAGCTTGTAAATACCATTACTAATTTGTCAGCCAGAGTGATAAATCTGAGAAAAGAATCCAAGCGGAAAGATTATGACCTGTGTATTTTAGGATTTGCCATTTTAGCAATGGCAAGGTCTAAGAAGAGCCGAGAGGGAGATGATTATGTCAATCAGATATTGAGAGAACGAAGGTTAGGATGGAGATTAGAAGTTCCTGATTATGCAAAAGATAAGCATACGAAAGCAGGCAGAGCTATGGGAAAAACTGCAATAGATTTTTGGACAGAAGGTAGTAAGCTTGAAAATGAAGCTTTTCCATCTCAATATATTGGTTGGGTAGATGGCTTAGGAGATGGTTATTATGATGGCAACTGTAAACCTGCTGTAAGTACTAAGACGAAATTTATGCAGGATAATTTATTCAATTATGGAGAAAATGACTGATGCAGGAAAAAAAAGTATTGATATTAGGTGGGGCTGGTTTTATCGGTAGTCATCTTGTAGAGTTACTTTTAGGCAAGCGTAACATAGGAAAAGTAAATAGCAGACCAGAATATGTCAGGGATGTAACAGTCCTTGACAGTTTTGAGTATTGCTATTTTGATAATTTGGATTCAGTAAAAGATAGGATAAAAGTTGTCACAGCAGATGCCAATAATGTTGGTGTATGGCTTAAGAGAGAAGCAGAATGCGGAGTTATTTATGATGAAATATATCATTTAGCGGCTATAGCCGATACTCTTGACTTTACAGCTCAACCGATAGAGTCGTTTAAGGTAAGTGTAATGCCTATGCTTGACATTCTGGAATATAAGATGGATATTAATAAGGATTGCAAGTTGCTGTTTACGTCAAGCTCAGAAATATATGGAGAAGCAGAAGTTATGCCGACACCAGAGAGCTATAATGGTAATCTATCATGTGATGGAGTCAGAAGTGGATATGATGAAGGCAAGAGGGCAGGAGAGACGATAATTGCAGGATATTATAGAGAGTATGGGATAAGCTGTACAAGGGTCAGGATATTTAATACCTATGGAGAAAGACAGAGAGCGAGTGGCAATTTAGTAGGGCGAATGGTACATGATGCATTAAAGTATGGGGAGATAATGGTAGACATGCCGGGCAATCAAGTAAGAACATTATTACATGTGAGCGATTGTGTAGAGATGTTAGTCAATGTTATGGAGAAGCAATTAAACAATCCTGTAAATGTAGGTGGTGTTGATATTATCTCAGTAGAAGAATTTGCAGGTCTTGTTAGTTTTCTTGTTAAGAAGCAGTTGAAAAAGAAAGTCAGGATAACGAAGGATAATGAAAGGTATGGAGATATAAAGAGGAGAATTCCTGACATAAGCATAGCATCTGATATGTATGGTTTTTGTCCGAGAGTCAGTTTAGAAGAAGGTGTCACCAGAGTAATAGAATATTGGAGAAACAGATAATGATATATGGCAGGATGTTGTTCTTAGGCGATAGCCTTATGTATGGGTCAAGAGATAGTGCAGGAATCTCTTTTATTTACGATATGGTTAGAATTGCATTGCAGGAAAGTAATTATTTGATAATGCCAGAAATAGATGCAGTGCCGGGAAGGACAAGCTCTGAATTAATAAGGAGTGTATTTAATGTAATTGAGCATTCTCAAGCTAAGGAAGCATTTATATTAATAGGTACTAATGATGCCAAGTGTGAAATAAATACGCCTGTAGAAGTTTACAAAGCAAACATTCTAATTATCTGCAAGTGGCTCGAAGCATTTGGTAAAAGAGTTTATTTGATAGAAATACCTATTCCAAAAGGATTTGGTAGTAATGGATATACAAGTTCGATATCTGAAAGGATAAAAGAATATAACGAATCACTAAGAGAGCCTGAATTTAGGAATTATACTTTTATTGATATAGCCATAAGTGATTATGTTGATGGAATTCATTTTAGTCGGCAAAGTGCAGAGAAAATAGCCAAAATTGTATGGGATAAGGTAAAAGATATGAGGACTTGGTGAAAACTGTTGAAGAGATAGGCAAGTACCATCTGACAGATTGGAATAATATCATGGCAGGGGAGAACAGGCTTAAAAGGATAACTTGGCTTATAGGTGGGGCTAAGCAGAATGAGTCCATGCTGGTCACTCATATTAACAAGCTTTACAAGGATGTGTGTAAATTAGATTCAAGCATTGAGCATTCAATGTACACGAATTGTCTGGATGTTGATAATTGGAAAGAATCTTACATAGTGAACATGAAAGGCAAGCAGTACAGCAGGCTATTCCAAAAGAATATAGAGATAGCAGTGCAGATGTATTGGGAAGAAAAGCTAAAAAGTGATATTTATATGTGCAATGACTTTTCTATGTCTTTCGCTGTTTATGGTTTAGGATTAGGTATGTATGATTATCCGCATATTCCAGTAGTTAGTATTTTAGGCAAAGTACCTGAGAATGGAGTTTCGTCTCACTTAAGTCCAGAGACTTCTAAGTGGTTATTGAATTATTTGATTAATGATGAAACGCATTGGATATTAATATTTGATAATCAGGAAGAAGAGAATATACTCAGGAAGCTAATCAGCAATTCAAAAGGTGGGGAAAAGTTTGACAGGATAAGACGATTTGGCACGTATGTGTACAGACCAGAAAATTGGGTGGAAAAGGAATATAAAAAGGATGTAGTTGTATGGTCAGGCAGAGCGAATGTTACCAAGAATCCTAAGCTTGGCGCAGAAGTGTTCGCATTACTTCCAAGTACGCTAAGAAAGGAAGTGTTTCATCCGACAAGTTCAGGAAAAGACGATAGTGGTTTTCACGCTTCTGAGAATGTACGTATATATACGAATGAGCCGCCAGACATATATCGTGAATTGACCAAGCAAGCTAAGGTGATAGTTATAACTTCTATGGATGAAGCTTATGCAATAGGATATTTGGAGTTGTTCGGTCAAGGAGTTATTCCAGTAGTATGGGATAGAAAATGGGCTAAAGATTTATTGCCAGAAGGTTACGAATTGTATTTTAGAACAGCAGGGGAAGGCGCAGAGAAAGTATTGGAAGCTATAAAAAACTATGACAGGTATGCAAGCCAGATAAAAGAATGGATGAGCAAGAGATTTGTTGAAAAGGATTTTGGTGATGTACTGAAAGAAATCTGGTTAGACTATACTGACAAAGTTGGTAATAGAATAAGGCTTGTTACAGATAGGGGAACAAGGAGAAGGATGTGAATAAAACTAAGATTGTTAGTTTGAATGTTGATAAGCTTGAAACTAATCAGCTATCCGGAAATGAAGAAGATGGGTCTACGTTCAAAAGATTAAAAAAAGAGCTTAGTAAGTATGGGATGGTAGAACTGCCAGTAGTAGTAAAAACTGAGGAAGCATATCGTATTATAGCAGGACACCACAGGATAAAAGCTTGGAAGGAGCTTGGCAATTCAATGGTAGATTGCATGCTAATTGAAGGGGAGATGAGCAAGGAAGAAGAGTTTAATCTTGTAAATAATCTGAATCAGATAAAAGGCAATCTAACATTATCAAGGTTGAAGCGCATTATCAGGTATAACGAGTTAGATGTTACCAAGCTTGATGTGTTCAAAGTTCCAATTACTAATCTCATTCCAAGTGACAAAGCTGTAGAAAAGGAATCTCTTGATGCTGAAATGAGAGCAAGGATAAGAGATTTATCTCTAAAATTGGCAAGTGAAATTGCAGAGTTGGTATTGATGAACAAGAATGAATCAATAATTATGATGCACAAGGAAGGCAAGATAGCCGCTATTCTGCATATAAAGATGCCAATATCGCAAGCAAGAGCAGGAATTCCGGTGTTCAAAGGAATAATAGAGAAGGCTTTAGATGAAATGGATAAGAGTTTTATAGGTGAGAATGTGCAAAAGTAGCGCAGGTTCCTATAAAGGAGTGTGAAATATGGCAAGAAAGCTTAAAATGACTGCAAGAAGGCAGAAGCAGATTATTGATATGATTGAGTTAGGTCAGACGATTGCATACGCATGTGAAGCTGTCGGCATACATAGAAACACTGAATTGAGGTTTAGAAAGAGCAATCCTGATTATGAGAAGCTTGTAAACGAAGCATTAGAGTCGAGGGCAGAGCTTGTTGCTGATTCTTTATTTATGCAGGCGTTGAATGGAGATGTAAGTGCAATAAAGTTCTTTTTGATAAACCGTGCCAATGATAAGTGGAAATCTGAACAATATATGAAGGTATCAGGAGATGAGAAAGGTGCGCCAATAGGTATAGCAATAAAGGAAGTATTGGTGGAGCTTACAAGACAGCCAGAGGATTCAGAGCAGAAAGAATAAAGTGGATGCACGTCAGCAGTTATATTCGATTGAGAATGATAGAATACGCCTGCATTTTCACTGGGGTCAGACTCTGGCGTGGAATGATACAAGACGATTTGTTCTCGTATTATCAGGTACTCAGGGTGGTAAAACTTCATTCGGTCCGTGGTGGTTGTGGAGAGAAATACAAAGGCATGGCGCAGGTGACTACCTTGCAGTTACGACCAACTTCCCACTATTCATGCTTAAGATGCTTCCTGAGATGCAAACTGTATTTTGTGAAGTATTGAAGATAGGCAAGTATTGGGGTGGTATAGGAGTAATAGAATTATGCAATCCAGAGACAGGAGAGTTCACAGCAGAGACAGCAAAGGATAAGATGTGGGGGAGAATTATACTCAGGTCCATAGGCGCACCATCCGGACTTGAAGCGGCAACAGCTAAAGCCGCATGGCTTGATGAGTTAGGACAGAATGAATGGGATGAGTCTCATTTAGAAGCTATTATGCGAAGGTTGTCAATCCATCAAGGAAGGATATTAGGAACGACTACTGTGTATAACAGTGGCTATCTGAAAAGGAGATGGTTTGACCTATGGGAGCAAGGAGATAAAGATTATTCTGTAATTCAGTTTCCGTCAGTAGTCAATCCTGCATTCCCAAAAGAAGAATATGAAAGAGCCAAAAGAACGCTACCTGATTGGAATTTCGATATGTTTTACAGGGGGATATTCCGCAAGCCAGAAGGTTTAGTGTATAATATGTTTGACTACAAAAAGCATGTTGTAGTGAGAAATGAAAGAGAATTCAAGCGATATGGATTGGCATTAGATGAAGGTTACACGAATCCGGCAGTAGTATTACTGATAGGAATAGATAGTGATGATAGACTTCATGTTGTCTCAGAATATTACAAGAGGGGAAAGTTGCAGGATGATGTGGTGAATTATGCCAGAGAATTGTTCACGATTTACATGATAGACACTGCAATAGCGGATAGTTCAGCCGCAGGACTGATAGCGGCAATGAAAGACGCAGGAATACCAGCAAGAGGAAGTTCAGGAAGAGTCATTGATGGCATCGCACAGGTACAGGGCATTCTATCAGATGCAGGTGATGGCAGACCAAGATTAACAGTAGACCCAAGCTGTATAAACACGATAAAAGAATTTGAGTCATATAGTTGGAAACCAGAAAAAGATGAAGTTGTAAAAGAAAATGACCATGCGATGGATGCTTTGAGATATTTTGTCACAAGGAAAAGAGAAGTATTAGTCGCACAGCAGTCCAGATGGTAAAGAGGTGAACATGAGCAGTGATTTAGAGTTAGCTTACAGTGTATTGGTAAAACAAGCCAGAGATGCCAACCTGTTGAATGATTATTACATAGGTAACCATCCGCTTATGTATACTCACGAAAGGTTGAGAGAAGTATTTGACAAGTCGAGTGTCAAGTTCATTCAGAATTGGTGCGCAGTAGTTATAGACACAGCGTTAGACAGGATTGTATTCAAGGGTTGGGATAATCCAGCAATGGCAATGAATATGACACTTGATGAATTCTATAATCAAGCTAAGCTTGCGCTTATAAGCAGGAAGGTGCATCAGGATGCTTTGGTTACAGGGAATGGATTTATGATGCTTGATGAAGTTGATGGACAGTTAAAAGCATTCTACAATAGTCCTGACCAAGTAGTTGTTATCTATGAGACAGAGAATCCGTTGGAAAAAGCTTTTGGTGCAAAAATCTATTATGATGATGAAGAAGGTTATACGTATTGCAACCTGTATTATCCCGAAGTAATCCAAAGATACAGTTACAGAGGAAAGCCACAGCAGGTAAGCGATTTTGTATTTGAAGAAGAATATTCTAATCCATTTGGCAGAGTGCCGATAATCCACTTTAAAGCAGATAGCGATTTGATTAATGTTATTCCGATTCAGGATGCCATTAACAAGACGTTCAGTGACATGATGGTAGTAGCAGAATTCAACGCATTCCGTCAGAGATGGATGGTAACGAATGCAGATATATCGTCATTGAAAGCCAGTCCGCAGTCCATTATGCGCATTCCAAAAGGTGCTGGTGATGAAGAAGGTACTCAGATAGGTGAGTTTGAAGCGGCTGACTTATCTATGTATCTTGACACAATAGACAAGCTCACAAACAGCATAGCAGTCATCAGCAGAACGCCTAAGCATTACTTCATGAACACAGGTGCAAATATCAGTGGTGAAGCCTTGAATGTGATGGAGACGCCATTAATCAAAAAGTGTCTGCAAATAATCGAAAACTTTGGCGAAAGTTGGATTGAGTTATCAGAGTTTCTTGTACAGTCTGATGAAACAGTAGTAGTTTGGGATAAGCTTGAATCAGAACAGCCAGAAAGTGAAGGCAGAGCTATGCAGATTATGGTAGGTTTAGGCATTCCGTTGATTACAGTTCTGCGCAGATTTGGTTGGGGTGCAGATGAAATCGAACAAATGTTATCAGATTATGAAGAAGAGAAAAAGCGCAAAGCTGACATAGCGGCACAGGCTTTAGCAATAGCTAATTTGAGTTTAGAACAGAATAATAATCCATATTCTATACCTGAGGAGTAATGGCTACTGTAGTTCCTGATGTAGTACGTTATGCGCAAGAATTTAAGAATGAGTTGCGCAGTGGAAATCTCAATACAAGCTTATCTATGGCTACTCATTGGGCTAAGTCTGCTAAGGAATTGGATATCATAGTCAATAAAATAACTGAAGAAATTGAAGTGATGAGAGCAATGGGGAAAGAAGTAACTGAGAATTGGGTTAGAGAGCTTGATTACTATAAGCAGTTGAGAAGGCAGACGATTGCTCAGTACAATAGTTATGGTGAGTTTACTGAAAAACTGATTGATGAAGAATCAATGAAGTTTATGAAATATGGTACAAATGAAGCACAAGCTTTGATAATGGCATCGTCTAAGCCATTAAATCCATTATACATACCGAAACTACCTGATAGAGAAATAGAGATTTTATATTCAAGTATAAGAAGTACTGTAACGCCTTTAGGAAAGCTATTGATGGGATTAGGTGTTGATACATGGAAAGCAGTGGATGTGGCTTTATTGTTAGGTATGGCGCAAGGAGTATCAACGCAGGAAATAGCAAGAAGAATGACACAGGCAGGACAGTTAGGTCTCAATAGAGCTATGACCATTGCGAGGACTGAGATAAACCGTGCTTACCGAATAGCTACTCAGGAGACTTATGACCAGAGTGGTGTAGTTCACAAGTACAAAAGAATGGCGAATAAAGGCTCAGCTTGTATGGCTTGCCTGTTATTGGATGGTCAAGTGTATGAATCAGCTATGTCATTTGAGGACCATCCGAATGGTGCGTGTGCAATGATACCGTGTGTTGATGGTATGCCAGAGCCTAAGTGGGAGACAGGACAGGAGTATTTTGAGAAGTTAGACCCCGAAGAACAGATGCGCAGGATGGGAAAGAATTATTACGATTCTTGGAAAGCGAAAGAATTTAAGCTGTCTGATATGGCATATATCAAGCCGAATTACGCGTGGGGTGGAATGCCAGCTACAAGGTCATTATCCACTTTAGCACCAGATTGGAGAAGCAAATACGCTACAGCAACGAGTAAGGTTGTGAAATCCATTGAGACAAACTATATTGCGCATGAAGGAATGAGCATAAATGAGATAGTAAGTTTGAAGGATACATTGAGTCCTAAAATTGATGCTATGAAAGCTCAGATGAAGGCAAATCCTATCATGAAAGCTGTAGGAGATTGGCATGGTGATAGCGGTTTGCCAACAATGATATCAGAATCAGAGTTGGATGAGCTTGTCAAGAAGAAAAAAGCTATCAATGTTTATAGAGGTGTCACAGACAGTCCGTCACATGGAAAAACAGCGGCAAATATCATAGAAGAGTTCAAGACTGATAAGGATATGTATTATGGTTATGGTGTTTATGGCAATGGCACGTATACGTCACCAGAATATTCTACTGCATACATGTATGGTGGCAATAGAGATGAGAATGTATTTAGGCTTGGTATAAGAAAAGACGCAAAGATAGTAGAATATGATGATTTATTAAGAGAAGGTAACTTATTCACGCAGGAGTTAGAAAATCTGTTTAAGAACAATCTGATTGATGCTGAGACTTATGTGTTTAGTAAAAAGTTGGTCGAAAGAGAAATAGGCGCATTTGCAATGTTAAGAGGATATGATGCGATATATTGTACAGGTGCTGGTCATTACAATATACTGAATAGAACAGTTTTGTATGTATTGAAAAATGGATAAGGAGTGGAGTAATGGTGTATGTTAATAAGTTAATGGATAAAGAAGTAAAGGAATGGCAACCTGATTTTAGCCCAAAGTTATCAAGAAGGATAGCAGAATTAAAGAATAACTTTGTCAGGTTATGTGAATCAAGTGTGGCAGAAGGTTTCTATTGGACAGTATTGTTCACATTGAAAGACATGGATGAAAAAGAAATCATCAAGCGTATGGAAGCACTGGATAAGGCAATGAAGATAGTGTATAAAGAAAATGTTGATTATGAAATATTGTGATTTATGGTAAAATAAGAAAAGGAGTTTATATGGCAGAGCCAGAAAACGAAGCAGTAAAAGAAGAAGAAGCTAAGAGTGAGTCTTTCAATAGCTTTGATGAATACCTGTCCAAAGCAGACCCGAAAATAGTTGAGCTTTACAATGGTCACGTTTCAGGTTTGAAAACCGCACTTGAAAGAGAGCGAGATGACAGGCGAAAGTTGTCTGAGCAAGTAAAATCATTATTGCCAAAAGCAGAAGAAGGAAGCGAATTGCAGGGAAAATTGGCTGAGACAGTCAAGTTGCTTGAACAAACGGAACAGCGTTTCGTTGAAGAGCAGAGACGTGCAAATTTTGCTGAGCAGGCAATCAGACCAGAGGTCGGTTGTACTAACGTAAAAGCCGCTTACGCTTTAGCAGTGTCGGAGAATCTCTTCACGAAGGATGGTAGTCCTGCGTGGACTGAATTGAAGAGACTTGCGCCAGAGTTGTTTAAGTCCGGTATGAATTCAAAGACAAATGCCGGCAACAGTAAGAGTGTTATTACAAGCGATATTAATTCAGCCATACGAAGAGCGGCTGGATTAGGAGGTTAATTAGATGATTACCAGAGCAGAAGCAGAAGCCCTTATTCCTGAGGATGCTTCACAAGAAATATTTAAAGCGACAGTTGAAAATTCTGTCGTATTGCGTTTAGGTCGCAGGCTTGCCAACCTGTCAGCAGGACAGCGCAGGCTTCCTGTACTAAGTGCCTTGCCTTTAGCCTATTGGGTTGATGGCGTGCCCGGAGAAGTAAGTCCGTCAGGCGATAATGCGCTTGGTGTTAAAAAGACCACTTCAGCAGAATGGTCCAACAAGTATATCTATGCGGAAGAAATCGCAGTGATTGTACCTATTGCCATAAGCACGCTTGAAGATGCGGCATATGACATTTGGGGAGAAATCAAGCCTTATATTGGTGAAGCGTTTGGTAGAGTTATTGATGCCACAGTGCTTCATGGTGTAGATGCACCTGCTAACTTTCCTGATGACATTATTTTAGCGGCAAACAATGCCGGTAACGTTTTGGAGTTAGGAGATATCGGAGACCTGTATGATGACATTATGGGTTACGACCAAGCAACCGCTACACCCGGATTAATCTCACACGTTGAGCTTGATGGTTACGTGCCGAATGGTTTCGTAGCTGGTGTCTCGATGAGAGGTATGTTACGTGGCTTGCGAGATGTCACTTCCGGACAGCCTTTATTCCGACCAGCGATGACAGGCATGAGTCCATCGTCTGGTCCATATACCATTGATGGGTTGCCGACTTACTTCCCGATGAATGGAGCGTATGACGACACTGAATCTCTGATGATTTGCGGTGATTGGACTAAGTTGGTCTATGCTTTCAGGACTGATTTGACCTACAAGCTATTAGACCAAGCTGTCATTCAAGACCCGACCACAGGCAGTATCATCTATAATCTTGCTCAGCAGGATATGGTTGCTTTACGTGCTTACATGCGGTGGGGCTGGCAAGTACCTAACCCAATCAACCGGATGAACGAAACCGAAGCCACTCGGTATCCATTCAGCGTGTTGAAGCCGACCACAGGCGCAACGCCATAGACAGATAGTGCCTTGTTGATTATGTGAGCGGATTTCTCCGCTCACATATAAGGAGCTAATATGGCAGTTAGTTTTGACGATATCAAGCGTCTGCGTATTATGGTTGCTGAATCTTCTGAGTCCGTATACACGAATTCCGATTTAGAAGATAGGATAGAAGCGACAGCTTGCACAGATGTCAATGGAAAAGACCCGGATGATGATGATTGGGTAGCAACCTATAACATATTCAAAGTAGCTTCCGAAATCTTTTTAGAGAAAGCGGCTAATGTAGCTGATGAGTTTGACTTTAATGCAGATGGCGGAAGTTTCAACCGTTCTCAGAAACAGCAAATGTATCTCAGGCAAGCATCTTATTATGAAAGCAGGTCTAAGGCATTGAGTTTACAGATGCTACAGACTCCGCTTACTCACCTTACAGCAGGTGGTTGGGAAGATTTGCCTTATAAAGATGAGATAGACGATTTTGAGGAAAATCTGACATGAGTCCTGATATCTGGAGTGCCATTGATAAAGCTAATATGAGAGAAACAGCCGAAGCTCATATGGATGATGTAGGTTATAGAATGGTACGTTCAGTTACAGTAGATGATGTAGGCGATAGCATAGAAACATGGACACAGGAAAGCGAGTCTACCATATGTGGATTAGAGACCCACGAAGGTAGAGAAAATAAAGGCGATATATCCGTGACTACTTTTGAGATGACTATCCGTTTCCCTTATGATTATACAATTGACCAATTAGACCGTTTTTTAGTCACGAAATTCAGAGGTGAAACCGTCAATCTGCTTTATGAGATAAACACACCAGTCAGGCTTGGCATCAGCGCAAAAAGAGCAGGTGTCAAGAAAGTAGAGTTGTAATGCAGATAGAACTTAAGTTAGATTATACAGAGTTCTCAAAATGGCTCAGTAAAATTAGCGATGATATGAAAGGCAAAACAGCCAGAAGTGCAATATCAGCAGGTGGCTTTACTCTTGAAAAGCATATAAAGCTTAACATAGATAAGCAAGGATTGAGAGACACAGGCAGGCTGATAAACTCAGTAAGTGTAGGAGATATTAAAGCAAACGCATCAGGATATGAATGTTACGTAGGACCAAGAGGAGTAATCTATGCAAGGATACATGAGTTCGGTGGAACGATTGTACCAAAAAGAGCTAAGATGCTTCATTGGGTAGATAAGACCACAGGTAAAGATGTATTTGCAATGAGAGCAGTCATTCCTGCGAGACCATATATGAGACCTGCTATAGATGAAAACAAAAAAGAGATATTCGATGCTATGATTACGCAGATATCTAAAGAACTGATGAAATGAGTACATATATAGAAGATGCTCTATTGACTTATTTGCTTGCAAATGCAAGTATCAATGCACTTGTTGGCGATAGGATTTATGCCATGCACGTACAGCAGGAAGCCACGATGCCTTGCATTACGTATCAGAGGATAAGCACAGAAAGAGTATTGACTCATGACCAAACCAGTACAGGATTGGCAATCCCAAGATTCCAGTTTGATGTATACTCATTCAGGTATAGTGAAGCTTTAGAAATAGCCGAAGCATTGAGAGATGCTTTACAAGGATATGCAGGTGCTATGGGAACGCTTACTACAATGGGAGTACTGCCTATGCTTGAACAGCACACAGAGGATAGAGACTTGGAAGTGTTCAGGCTTATAATAGATTATACGATTAGATATGAGGAGTAAATATGAGTAAGTTCGCATCATATGGAAGCGTACTTGTTATGGATGGAGACGATATCGGACAGATAACGAACATATCCGGACCAAGTATGAGTTTGGACACAGTTGATGTTACTACTCACGACCAAGCAGATGCTTGGGAACAGGTAGCACCGACAATTTTACGCTCAGGCACAGTGACAGTTGATATTGTCTACGACCCGGATGACACAGAACACGTAGCGGCATTGGCAAACATGGTTGGCAAGGCGACAGCGGCTTTTGAGTTGCAGTTTCCTGATTCAGCCTATACCGAATATGAGTTTGATGCCTATGTTACAGGCTTCACTCCAACCGCACCAGTAGATGGCGCATTAACAGCGTCAATCACTTTGAAAATCACTGGCGAGCCAGTATTGAATTCAACCTATACACCATAAGGAGTAGATTATGGCTAAATATTCAGCATTTGGAACGATGTTAACCAGAGGTGCATATCCCGGAGTGGAAGTAGCACAGGTAACCAGCATCTCAGGTCCTTCTATCAGTTTGGATACGACAGATGTGACCGAACATGATGGCACAGGATGGGAAGAATTGGTCGCAACGATTCTGCGTTCAGGAACAGTAACAGCAGATATCGTTTACGACCCGAATGCGGCAACGCATAAGAATGCGTCAGGCGGTTTGCTTTATGACTTAGCGCAGAGAGCATCTTCAGTATGGAATGTTGTATTCCCGACAACGCCAGTAGCTTATATCACCTTCACAGGATATGTAACAGGCTTTACGCCTAATGCGCCTGTTGATGGTGCATTGACAGCATCAGTTACAATCAAGCCTACAGGCACAGTGACCTTACCATAGGAGCAGTTATGTTAACCAGAGACCAGATTCTAAAAGCAAAAGATATTCCTATGGAAAAGGTGTCCGTGCCAGAGTGGGGCGGTGAAGTTATGGTTAAAGGACTTTCTGGCAAAGAGAGAGATTGGTTTGAACTCTCAGTATTTGAACAGAAAGGCAGAAACCAAAAAGTCAATATGGCAAACCTGCGAGCCAAGCTTGCAAGTTTGTCAATATGTGACGAGGAAGGCAACCGACTGTTTTCCGAAGATGATGTTGAAGAACTGGCTAAGAAATCAGCAGTAGCGTTACAGAGAGTTTTCTCAATAGCGCAAAGGCTAAGTGGACTGTCTAACGAAGAAGCAGAAATTCTTGCAAAAAACTAACGAAGGGCAACCGGAGATTCTACTTCCGGTTAGCCCTTAGGTTAGGGATGACAGTTGAAGAACTGCTTTACAGAGTTTCGAGCAGAGAGCTTACAGAATGGATGCTATTTTATGAGATAGAGCCATTTGGCACAGAGGTAGAAATGTATGGACACGCAATGACAGCATCAACGCTGTTGAATATATACAGAGATGTAGACAAGCATCCAAAGCCTATTATGCCAAAAGACGTCATGCCAAAATGGGGGAGTTTTGATAAAGTAGAATCGCAGATAGCTAAAGTTGAAGAAATCAATAAGCTGTTAGGTGGAAAGGACAAAAGAAATGTCAGCGACAGTCGGTGATTTGTTAGCAAAGTTATCACTTGACAGCAGTGGATTCTCAGATGGCGTAAAGAAATCGCAGGATGAGTTAAAAAAGCTTAAGTCCAGTATGGAGAATTTAAGTCTTGCTGGCACTCAGATGACTGCAATAGGCAAGGCAATATCAATAGGTATCACAGCACCGCTTGTTGCGGCAGGTACGGCTATAGCAAAGTTTACTATAGACGCCGCCCCTATGGTGAATGTTCAAAAAGCTTTTGAAGGTGTCTCAGAGTCCGCAGGAGTTATGGGCGATGAGATGCTTACAGCCTTGCAGAAAGGCTCTCACGGAATGATATCTAACATTGATTTGATGAAGTCATTCAATACAGCCGCCGCTCTGGTTGGCACAGACTTTGCCAAGAAGCTTCCAGAAGCTTTTGAGTATCTTGGTAAGGTAAGCGCATCAACAGGTCAAGACATGAGTTATATGCTTGATTCTCTTGTTCGTGGTGTTGGTCGTTTAAGTCCTATGATTATTGACAACTTAGGCATTCAGGTCAGTCTCACGGAAGCCAATGAAAAGTATGCTTCCAGTATAGGCAAGAGTGTTGATAAATTGACAAAGGCAGAACAGCAAACAGCCTTGATGAATCAAGTTATGGAAAAGCTTGCTCTCAATACTTCATCAATGCCAAGTAATGTAGGCAGTACCAGTGAAGCCATTGCTATTATGAAGGCAACTTTTAAGAATGCTAAGGATGAGATAGGCACAGGCTTCCTTCCTATTCTGCAAGATATAGTCGAAAACTTCACAGGATTTATAGATAAGATAAAGCTGGTAGTATCAGAAGGTGGTGCTTTATATCCAGTATTACAAGGATGGGGTGAAGGGCTTGCAGGCATTATTGAAACAATCACAGGATTTATAGTCAAGTTGAGTGAGATGGACTCAGCGTGGCTCACTACGATAGCAAATATAGCTGGATTCTTAGCTGCATTAGGACCGGTGTTATTAATTACAGGAAAGGTTACGACAGGTTTGAGCAAGGCTATTCCTGCGATTGTCAGTTTCGCTACGAGTATGGCAGGCGCGGGGGTTTCTGTTGGTGCGGCGTTAGCACCGATTACAGCACTTGTAGGTATTCTGGCAGGTGTTGGCATAGCGATTGCGCATCACAAATCAAAGGTAGACGAACTGGCAAGGAGTTATGGGGATTTAAGAAATAAAGCAGTAAAGTCTGGTCAGTCCTATGATGAATATGCCAAAAGTGTAGGCGATGTCGGGCATACTGTAGAAGAAACTAATTTTTCGCTTGTGGCTCATCAAGCCACAATGAAAGACTTGAAAAGAGTTTTGAATGACTTGCACGATGCTCAGGTTATAACTGAAGATGAATATGTTAATTTTATGTATGGGCTTGAATATGGAACGAAGTCTGTAAATGAAGTATCGGAAGCTGTCTATAACTTTGCTAAAAGAGAGAATGATTTAACTTATGCAGTAGACCAAACAGCAGAAAGTATGATAGAGCATTATATTGCTATCAGTAAGACTCAGCAAGGTATGAAAGAATTTGAAGAGCAAGTAATCGCTACAGAAGAAGAACTGCAAAGGTTGTTAGAAATCCAGCAAGAGCTTGCCGATGCCAAGTCATTATCAACTAACTTTCAAGGTATGGTTGGCTATGCCAAGCAATGGGATGATACTCAAGGACAGTTAAACGATAAGCTGGCTCAGATAGCAGTAATTGATGTCAATGGTGATGGAATTGCAGATATAGGCAACAAAGCACAAGCTACGCAAGAGGACTTAGACGCACTGAACGGTGAAGTCAAAGACTTACAGCAAGCTATGACCGATATGGCTAATCAGGTCGTTCTTGATATGCTGATGGCTACGATATCCGTAGGTGGCATCACTGAAACAGAAGCTAAAGCCTATTTTAAGCTTGCAGATGATATGGGTATTATCTCGAAAGAAGCATCAGAAGCGGCAATGACAGCGTATGGAGATGCTATTAATTTTGTTAATGGATTAGAGATAGATGATAAGACAGGCAATATACTTGTAGATACTACCGAATGGGATTTAGAATACAAACGAATTCAACTTGAAGAATTTGACACGAAAATAGCAAAGGTAATTGCGAGTTTAGAAAATGAAAGTGACATAGAGACTGCCTTAAACAATCTTGCCAGAGATAGAAACTTCGTCATGCACGGAACGTATGATATTCCGCAAGCTATGGCAGAAGGCGGTCTTGTTGAAGGAAAGAATCCGTACATAGTTGGTGAGCGAGGTCCTGAGTTATTTGTGCCAAGAGTTGATGGTGAAATCATTCCGCATTCAAGGCTTAGAGATTTTACCGAGCCTTATGGAATGACGAACCCGGTCAGTAATACTTACAACTACAACTTAACGATGCCAACAACTGCGAATGCCGGCGACGTAGCAATGGCATTCGAGTTGATACAGTCGATTGGAGTCTAATGACTATACCTAATTTAGAAGAAATGAAGTTCTGGATAGTAGTTCCGCAAGCCAGCGTGAATTACTGC